ATATCACGCTTATCAACTGTGGTTTGTCCTGCATATGCTTTTGCATCCGCCACTAGCATTTCTGCTTTCGTTACATTAGCACTAGAAGTATTAAGCGCCGTATTGCTGGTAGCTAGCTTATCATCGACTGTACGGCTTAATTCTGTGATTTCACCGCCTAGCGTTTTTATCGTTTCTGCATTAGCGTTAATAGTATCACTTTCTGCTTTGATTTTTTCATATGCATCAATAGCATCATTTGCTGCCTTTGTCGATGTATCTACAATTTTACGTGCAACTGTTGTTGCATCCTCATCACTACCTACACGGATTAATAAGGCTCTATTCATCTTCTCCTGCATTTCTTGCAAAATCAATGTAACCCTATCTGTCATGTGTTCGATATTTTGGAAAGGATATTCATCTGGTAAATCTGTATCTTGAGCGATTGGTGTTCTACGTTCAAGAATAATCTTGTGCGTATTGTCTAATGGATCACCATCAGCAGGATACGTTAAAGTTTTGTTTTCTTTGTCATAATCGATGTTGCCTGTTTGTACGCTTTCTGTGCCGTCTGCATCCACCATGATTAAGGCTATATCTTCAATCATGTAAAAGTCATACGGCCATATCCATTTCTTGTTCGCTCCATCACATTGATAAACTACACTAGGTTTTTTGACTTCTGGTATCATATGTACTCCTTTTCTAATTAAATAGGACTACCCATAATTGAGTAGTCCTTATTTATTAATGTTTATTTTGCTTTTGTTTTTCTTTCTTAGATTTCAATCGTTTATCAAAGATGACGGAATATAGCAAATCTTCGAGCTCTGCATCTATATCCGTTAAACCGTATTTTGCAATTGTCATGACGCCATCGGTTAGTGTATTGCTTAACCCTGTCATAGAATTGGCAAATTGTAGTCCTGCACGTCCTACGTCCGTCCAATCCTTTTTACTACTATTCACAGCAGTAAATATATCATCGATTTTATCGATTACCGCATAGGATAACGGCGACGTTCCACGATTGTATACCTTTTCGCCTAACATTCTATTCATAGCTTGTGTGATACCCTCACGCACGAACGGTACGCCCATGACGCTTTGATTTACAAATTCTTTAGTTAATGACTTAGCTACTTTTGTAGGGTCATCGTCATCATCACTACCAAAGAGATTATTATATATAACCATGATTACAGCTTGCATAAATAGGTCATAGAAGATTACACGAGCGAATTTCTTGAAATCCCCTCTATCTTTAAATGCATAGAATCCGTCAAGTTGCATATTCCATAGTGTGCCAGCATACGTGTAGAACGTAGTCGCAAAATTAGCGATAGTCCCTTTGTTACGTTGTATGCCTGCTTGGTCTTTAATATCACCACTACCAAATATATCAATGATAGCCTTATCAGCTAGTTCAATTGCTCGTTGGTCTGCCCACTCTAAAGATATACCCTCTTTTTGTACAAGTTTAGAATATTCCACATCGTATACATCTTTCCAAATCGGAACAGAAAGCATTAGATCCGTTTCAGAAAGTAGACTGTAACCCCAACTATTAATAGCATCACGGGCCTCGCCTAATTGTTCCATGGTGTAACCGCCTACAGATTTACCATCAATCGTAAATCCTTTACCGCCGATTTCTAAACCTCTACGCATATCCTTATCAAGTGTTTGTGCACGCTCACGGAGCATTACGGATTTTCCTAATACGAATTCATAAGTTTCGTTATACCGTCCAGAACCTCGGCCATATACGCCTACACCTGCACGATATAACGCACGCATTACTCTTGCTGCGCCTAATTGTTCCATAGCCACAGGAATATTCGCCACGTTTTGGATAGCTACACTTACCTTGCCTGCCATAACAGCAGATGAGATATTACGCTTAATCATTTGCATCATATTGTCAAATTCGGTTAACCGAGATACTTCCGTTGTCCATTGGTCTCGTACCCATTGGCGCAAGTATTGGTACTCACTAGCACCGAGTTTATTTGTAATATAGTCCGCAAATTCTTTACGATTAATTAACGTATTTACATCCGTAACCGCCTCACGCATCGCAATGTGATTGATGCTTTCTGTAATTGCACGAGGTATTACATCTAAAGACAATAACAATTGTTTATCTTTCACCTTATCAAGACGTGATTTAGTAGCACTCATGCCATAACCAAAGGTAGCATTACTACTCATGAATGATTGTGCTATATCTTCCATTTCATGATTAGAAGATTTACCGCTAGTCTTAGGGTCGTACATTATAGGGTAATATTGCCCTTCTATGGTACGTCCGCCGATTCTAAATGTAATTCCTTCTTCTTTCTTTAATGGATTACCTGTCATGCGTTCTTGTACCGCACTACGTTCTGGATAAAATGAGTTGATTTGCTCCCATTCACGGATAATAAATTCCCAGTCTCTATCATCGAGTACATCTTGGAATAGTCGTTCTATTTCAACCTCATTGGCTTTTACGGTCTCTATAGCACGTTGTCTATTACGTTCTGTCCCCCAATTCAAGGCTAGGACCATAACTTGCTCTTTAGTGAGGTTTCTTGCGTCCCCTACTTGATAGCCTCGTTCGTTACGGATTTTATAGAGTTCCTTACGAGAATATAATGCTACGTTTTTAGCTAGGCGCATCGTTTCACTTTCAAGACGTTCGTTGAAATGTTGCCGTGCACGGTTAATAGTATCGTAGATATACATTTCAGCAGGGCCACCCTTGCCACCATCTAAACGGCGCAAGATGGTTTTGATTTGTTGTAACGATTCAACGAAGTTAGCCATCTTATTGAATATAGCATTTTTAGTAGTCTTGCTATTTTCAATGTTGAAAGTGCTTTCTTCTACTTCGCCAAATGTTTCAATAGCCTTATCAAGGATATCACGTTCTACATAATCAATAGATAAAGGATTGCCGTTTTCGGTTAAAAAGCTATTATGCTCATATTCCCTACGTCCGTTTTGATACATGCCAGTCATTAATTCTTCGAGCATGTTCAATTCATTAACGGTTAAGGTAGCGAATGTACGAGGTGATTTAGCATTAAAAATACCGCTTACAGTATCATCCATACTAATTAATGTATTGAATCCTGCTATACCTGCGTCTGGGTCAAGTCGATTAGTAATAACCGTTTCATCAAATCCATCTGTAGGAATCAATCCGTCACGCTTAGTCAACCCCATTTGGTACATCATATGAGTATAGAAGTACCGCAATTGAGGATCTAGCATTACAGGTTTTTTCGCACGAGTAATGCGTGCATTTTGTTCTAACAATTTAGTACGTAATTTATTGATACGTTGTTGATTTTCAAATGCCACTCTAGCCCTTGCTTGATTCATCATTTGAGATTGTTTATGCTCTAATGCTTCCTCTACCTTATTAACGGCTAATGCTCTATCTGCATTCTTACCATCTCTGATTGCTTGATTTTGGTATTTCTTATATTGGCTCGCTTGTGCCAATGTCAAATCACCTAATTCAGCACGGGCCTTATTCATGTATTTAGGAATTGTACCAAATCCACCATCACGAATTGCACGAACCGCATCAATACGTTCTTGCAACTGTGCTTTTAGATTTTCAATGCGTTCTTGTGCAGTATCAAGTTCTTTAGATACACTACCTAATTCTTGTGCTACCCTTGCATTGTCTTTCTTGATGCGTTCGGCTTTCGTCAACTCTTTTTCGATTGGTTTCAATTCCTCATCAAGATTTTCACTATTAGGGTCTAGCTTTTGCAATTTGCTTAGTAGTTCCCAGTTCTTAGCAAGGTCTTTATTGGTGTGCGCCTTAATCAAGCGTGCTTCCTCTTGAGTAAGTTCCATTTGGCCTTGATTAGATAGCAGCATTTCTTCCGCTATTTGCTCATTGGATTTTCCGATATTGTTGACCTCAACAAATTCGGATCTTGCGTGTTCCATCTCTTGCTTAATAGCATCTTCAAAGGTGGCCCCTGTTTCTTCTATTTCTGCTTTCTTTAGGTTTTCGATGTTGCCGTATTGAGTATTAACCAATGCAGCATCACCCAACGCATCATATTTTCTATGCTCTTTGTACGTTGGATAAGTATCAGCTAATCGTTTTTCAATTTCAGCTTGTACATCGTCTTTTACTTCTTCCCATTCTTTAATAGGTCGATTGTCTAACTCTTTCATATACTTACGCATTACACGTTCTTTAGCTTTTTCTTTAATATCAGCGATGTACCCTTGCACTCGTGCCTGTTCACTTTCACTCAACTGTTGATACAATTTTGTATTTTCAAATTGTTCTAATGCTTGCTCATGTGCGTAGTTTTCAATATCATCTTGTGTAGCTATCATGCGTGCCATTATATCTTTAATGTCAGATGGTACTTCACCACCTAAACGTTGAACACTACGATAAATACGAGTTAGCCATTTAGAGAATTGACGGAATACACGTTGTAGTCCTTTTGTTGGTGCTTCACCACTTCGTAAATAGCTTTCCCAACCTCGTGCGAATTTCTCATGTGCTTTGGTGTTATCTACGTTTTCGCCATCAATCCAACCACTCCACTCTTTCAACTTGTTCCAATCATCAAGTAATTGTTTAGGTGCATTGTCCATAGATGCTAGTTTTTGAATATCATCAAAGAATACATGCCCCATTTCGTGTAAGAATGTACTTCTATCTGCAGTTTTAAAGATACTGATAATGCGTTCACCATCGCTCATGATTTCGGTCATGCCATTAACAGATTGTTTGTACATATTAGGATTATTGATATCAAATTCACCACTATTTTTTACATTCTTAACTTGATTAGGCTCAAAAGTTACATAAGCTACACCACGATTTACAACAGTACTACCATATCCGCCATCTGCACCTTCATCAACAATTATGCCGTCATAGTCATACCCTTTATCTTTGATGAAATGGTATAAGTCTTCTGCATCCGTCCAGTCTGGTAACCCTGTGTTTTCATTCAATTCAGTACCATTAGAAACCCAACTATGTTCTGTTTCTTCACCTTCTTCATCATATCCACCATCTTGGTTTAAAAACTCATCTTCAAATATTTCTCTTGCTTTAGAGTCTCTTGTATCAAATGGTTTTTCCATTTTAATATACACAGCATGTGTCGTTGGATTATCTACCACTTTACCAGTAGAAATAGAGGATGCACTAGGATTTTGATATCTATCTGCATATTGTTCATTCTCTGTAAAGTAGTTTGCTCCTTTTTTGAATATATCAAAATTCCCATTAGGTGTTCCATGATACATCACTTTTGGTGTTCCATCTGCATTAACCACTTTAGAATTACCAAACCACTTTTTAAATTCTTTTGTTTGTATTTGGTCTTTCGGTTCTTTCACATATACATCTGGGTTGTCTGCCTGCTTGACATTTTCAAGCATATCACGTACAGTAATAATAGAAGGATTACTACTTCCATTTGACTTCCCATTAGCGGAAGAGGGCGGTAGTAATCCTTCTTTGTCTATATAAATATCATATAATTCTGTTAATTTAGGCTGCAAACCTATATTATTTTTATCCTCTTCTACCACTAATCTAATAACATATAAATTCCCATTAAGACTAACAGGAACATACAATCTATGGTAAAAATCTATATTATTTTTATGCTTTTCACCTTTTGTAGTTGGATTTTGCGTTTTTTTAGTATTTGATGTTGTTTCTACTAGAACAGCATTGTTTAAAATATTGTTCAAATCATGTACAACTGTATTTCTAATTTTACGTTCTTTATTTGATGGTTTCTTTGCACCATTAGCAATATGGTTAACATTATATGAATGTATTATGTTAACTATTGTTTCATTATTCTTATCATTCCAATTGGTATTAACGAGATTCTTTATATATTTTTTTAGCTGCTTTTTATCCAAAACGCTTGCATTTGTAAACAAATGGTTTAAATCAACAATATTTAATTTTTGTTGCAAATCAAGATTTGGATTAATTTGCATATAACCTTTTTGATTGTCATACTTAGCATTCATGTTGATCCGCACGCTATCACGGAAATAATCCATAGAGGTATAACCACCACGGCCCATTTGTCGCATATATTGTGCCATTACATCAGCATGTTGTGCCATCAACAACGCATTAGCTTTTGCCGTTTCACGTTGTTTTCTATCGGTACTTTCGCCAATTGCTTTAACTACTTTGTTGTACACTTCATAGCCACTCTTGGATAATTGCATCCGTAACGCTATATCGTTATCCGCTAATGTGAAAATCTTATCATGCAATCTCTCAAGGCTTTCAATTTGTTGCAAGGTATGTTCCATATCAGCATGATGAATATTGCTTTGGTTAAGTGCTTCCGCATTATCAGCGAATGCAGTTTGTGCTTTTGCTACGCTTGAATGAAATGCTGCACGTCTACGTTCTGCATTTGTGCGTGGTGCTTTACCGCCATTATTAGACTTATAATCAGTCAACCATTGTGGCTCTACACCACTCGCCGTAGCTTCTTTAATATCATTGTCCATGTTGTCAAAGTCGCTTGCGTAGTTTTCACGATACTCTTGCACTAGGTTTTTGTACAGGTTGTTGTATGCTTGTTTAACCTGCGTAGGGTTAGCAAATACTTGGTCTAGTACTTCACGATCAATGTCGCTTGCATCTTCAAATTCATCACGGATAATGCTTTCTTTAACTCGTTGTGCTTTCTTTTCTGTTGCATCAACTAGGTTATTATTAAATGCTTCCACTTCCGCTTTTGCACGTTCAAGGGTTTTCATGCTCATACCGCCACGAGTAAAGTATGTACTTTCTTCTAGTGCCTTTACAGTTTCTTCCGTCAAGCCACCGCTTAATTGTGCATACTTTCCGATTGGTACAGGAATATCTGCATTAGCTTCGATACTCTTCGATACTTCCTCTTGCGTAACCAAACCACTATCAATCATATTCTTAATGGCTTGTTGCCCCTCTTCAGTTTCCGCCATTTCGTTTACATTTACATATGCAGTAGATACACCTACATTATCGCCCTGTGCTTGTACAATTTTCCCGTACAACTCAGGGTTTTCTTCGGCCATTTTATTTGATACTGCATCTTGTTTTAATGCTTGCATGATAGCCGCACCATTTCTATTTTGCTCGGCCATGATTGCGTGTTGTTGTTCTTCTGGTGTTAGCTTTTGAAATTCATGGAACGCTTTCATGGTGTGGATGCCACTCACACCGCCACCAATTGCACCTAAACCGATTACGGCTGGTAGTGCTTGTAGCATTGCACCGCCTGCACCTACAGCCATATCACCTATGGAATATGCTCCCTCTGGGTCATTAGCATTGCGGTATAGGTTATGTTGGAATTTTTCGTTGATGTCTTGCAAGCCCTCTTCGACTAATTCAGAACCGCCAGCCTTAACAGATGCTTTGACCATTTGTGCAACAGTAGTGCCAATGCCCCTATTAAATGTTGCGATTGTATCACTTGTAGCACCTTGTAATACTTTTGACATAACTGCTTTAGGCGCTACTTTACCTACACCTTTAATCATGAAACGTGTAGATGCCATTTCAATACCTGTATCAACTGCAGCGTATGTCATAGCGTATTTATAGGCTTCATCATTAGAGTATACTTTATTACCATTTGCATCACGTTTATTGATGAGTTCTAGGTATTTGTTGCCAAATGACATTTTGTACATTTCATATGCCATGTCAGCACCGCCACCCCATTTAGCACCAGTTGCTGCACCTGCGCCTATACCTACACCATCGGTAGTTAAACCACCAATTACCGCACCGATTGCACCGCCTATGATTGCACCTCTACCGCCTTGTTTACCCATCATGTATGCTTGTGCTGCCGTATCACCTACAATTGATTGTAATGGATTAAGTGCATCTGCTTTTCTGTATTGTTGCAAGTTGCCTTGCAAGCGTTCCATTTCATCATTAAGTTCTTTAATTCTATCTGTATCAGTAGTATGTGCCATTTCAAATCCAACATCGCCTAACTTCATTTGATCATTCATGGCCCATACGCTTTGTTGGATACTATCAAAAATACCACGTGTAGCTTTTACCGATTGTAAATTTTGGATAGCTTGAATACCCTCAGCTTGTGAGTTGTATTTTATTTTATACATTTCTGGGTATTCATCATAGATTTCTTGTACGGTTCTACCTCTATCAACTTGTGCAGCTAATGTTGCAGCCGTTCTAAATCCATCTTCATTGCTATTCATGATTACATCAGCACCGATATTTAATTTATTTGCGTATTCTAGTGCAGCATTAGCTTTTAATTCATCATTATTATATTTGAATTGTAATGCGGATGTTCTGAATGTAGCATTATATGCAATGCTAGGGTCAATGCCTGTTGCATCTGCAATAGCTTTTAACCTATCCGCAACAAGCATTTTATTGTCATTACCTGTTGTATCAATTATGAACGGCTTATCCTTTACAGTATCAGCAATAGAAGATACCGCATCAATAGCATTGCCAATAACACCATTAACAGGTTTTAAATCTGTTTGATGTTCATCTAAGTTGACTGTGCCGTTCGGTTGATACTTATTAAAATGCCATTGATTAGCCATTATGCTATCTCCTTAATTATCTAAATCACCAAATGTTTGATGAAATGTACGTTCATCGTAATCGTTGTAATCGCCATTTTCATCTGTACCGCCATTTCTATACAACCTTACATAGTGTCCACCATCATCGCCTATTACTGGCTTGTAATCTACATATCCTGCACCACGTAATGTTGCAAGTGCCACATTGCTTTGATAGTTTTCTCCACTTTCCCAGAAATGGTTTACTTGAGTTGTTTGTATTACTTTAGGGCCTGCAATTTGATTTGCATACCATATCTGATCACCAACGCTTGGTGGCTCTCCATGTTCCATCAGGTATTTTTGCCACCAAGCACTAAAATCTTTTCTAAATCCATCTTTAAATAATCCTTTTTGACTATCTTTCAATCCGTCCATTGCATTGTCCATGACTGATTGAACGGCGGATAAATCAACGGAATACGAACCAGTTCCGTTATCTCTGTCAGTTAATTCTTTATTCAATTGGCTCATTTCTTGCATGGAAAGGCTTCCGTTTTCTGCTGCGTATTTCAAAATATCATTAGCAGGTGTGCCATTTTGTATCATCTGTACAATATTAGTTTTGTATGCTGCATTATTGGCTGCAGCCGCTTCTGCACGTTCCGCTTTTATAAATCCATTTCTAGCAGCACCAAATCTTAGGATTAATTCAGGATTTCCAGCAGTAGATCTATCTAAAAAATCAGCTAATTCAGCATTAGATGCACCATTTTTTTGCATTTCAAAATACTGTAATTTAATCGCTTTCTCTTGTCGGCTCAATTCTTCTTCACGTGCTTTTTTTCGCTTCCCAACTTCAACATCATAGGCTTTTAAATACATATTGCGTTCTTCTAGCAATTCTCCATCAGTTAATTGTCTACCGCTTCCACTAAACTTACCAATACCAACTATAGGGTAAATATCAGCACCAACAATGGATACACCACTACTACCAGCTTGTGCGACTTTACCATCGCCCATATATACACCTACATGTGTTACCCCTTTATAGGCTTTATCATCTGAGTTAATAGCATTAGGGTCATCACTCGTTGCCCATCTAGCTTCATTACTTGGAACGTGCCAAAATACCAAATCGCCTTTTTTAGCCTGTGAAATATCGGTTGTAAGTTTTCCCTCTTGTTCGGCTTGTAGGTATTGTCCATCAGCCGTTCTATAATTTAGCTTAACCCCTGCACTTGCCAATGTATCGAGTGTGAATTTACCGCAATCAGTAGCATCACCGCCATCACTACCTAGCACATAAGGTTTACCAATAGAACCATTTACAGCACTATCTAATGCAGCAATATTGATAGAACCGCCTTTGTTTTGATTTCTCAATCCGTTTACATATGCATCGGCTGCTTTTTCTCGTCCGCCCTCACCATATGTATCAACATCACCAGAAATCTTTCCATTGATAGTTTGTTGCGAATTAACTTGTTGAAATGCTGCATCAGCCTTGGCTAATATTCCCTCACTAACGCCTGCCTGTCGCAATGCTGCAATAACTTGTGGCCCATATTTTATATCATTTCTTGTTACTGCTTCATTTACAACGCTTTGACCGATAGTATCGTATACTTCTTGCTTTTTACCCTTTACAAATTCTTCGCCACGATCACCATACATTAATTCAATATTCTTACCAATACCATCCAATGCAGTTTGTACTACATTAGGGTTATTAAATCCTAGCACCGCTATTTGTTTAGATTGGTCTAGGTTGTTATTAAAAGTAACATCCTTGTATTTCTCACGTTCTGACCGCTCGTGTACTTGAACCCTTGTGCTATTAGCGATTGTATCGTTATCTGCCATTCGTAAAAATCTATCTCTAATTCGATTGTTATTAGGTAGATTATCTAGTATTTCATGTCTAGCCTTGCTTTCAATTTCATTGAATGAATATCCGATATTAGCCGCACCACCTAATGAGGTATGTAATAATCCACTATCTTCATTCGTTAGTGCATCTGAAATACGTTTTTTATAATCTGTTTCAGCGTTCATGTAGGCTATATTTAAATCTTCATCAAGTTTCTTTTGGTATTGTTCGTTAATATTAGCAATTCCATTGGCGATGCTACGCAACCCGCTTTGGTCTGCACCATATGCAATTTCGTTTGCGTAATTGTGTATTTGTCCATTAATGGTATTTAGTTGTTCTTGGCTTTCATAATTAACAAGTTTCATATCAGCCTACCTATATCTAACCTTACGTACAGTAATAACAGATGATGGCCCTATGCCGTTTTCCATTCGCATTGTGTCCGCTTGTCGCATTCCACTAAATGCATCAAACGTTGTATCACCGCCATATACAGTTTTGTACTTTTTAGCACTTGCACTACTGCCTGCGTATTGTTGTTTTAATCCGTACATGCTAGATGCACCACTCAAGATAGTACCGAGCATTTGCAATCGCCCTTGCGTTTTAGCATTAGATGCAGCTGCTCTTGCACTACTAGCTTCATTACGATAATTAACACCATTTAGATATTCGTTGTAGATACTGTTATTCTTGTTAGTTTCCCAATTGTTAATATCTTTGTTGTATTCATCGTAGCTACTAGCCATTAATTGTAATGGTGTACCACTCATGGATAACCCTGTAGCGCCTGCTTCCGCCGTATTCTGACCTGCAATCAACCGCATTTTATTGTCCATCTTATCTCGCTCTTGTAGTGCTTGATTGGCAATATCCTGTTGTTTCCTATCAGATATACGTGCATTAGCTTCCGCTGCTTGTGCTTGTGCATTATACATTGCAGTTTGCGCTTTAGTTTGTTGATGTTGACCCCATAATGTAGTAACCAATTGACCTGCCATCAATGCAATAGGATTACACATTCGCATCCCCCTTTCTCAATGTAAATAGTTCCATTCCGTTATGTGTTATATCAGAATGAATAACCGCCCCTAGTGATGTTAGCCATCGCTTCGAGCGGTTATTTTTCTTATGTATGAAATTGAATAAACATTCATGAGTGGATAGCCACTCTTTTATGACTGCGTTACTTCGTTTTAGAAATTCCTTTTGTAATTTCAAATTAGTATCTAATATCTTATTTCCCAAGAAATAAATACAGTACATTCCGTTGATTGGCTTTTTTGAAATACCATATACGGCTATTGGTACATCATTCTCAATTACAATGTGGTTTTCGTAATCATCACTGCATATATCTCTCACAAAATCATTTTTTCCATAATTCGGGAAATTTTGGTTCGCTATATTGACCTCTAAGGTGTCTATGGCTCGTAAGTTGATATATAAGTCATGAATTAATGAAGTGTGCCTTACAGGGCAAATCTCAAAGTCCTGTAACATTTGGAAAACCACCGCCTATTTCTATCTCTCTTGTAACGCTTAAAAGGTTAAATGGGTAAGGTTTTTCGTGCAAGATACATACAGATGCATCGGTTGAGTACACTCCATCGAATTTTGGCAATATACATACCTTATCACCGCTATACAATTTTAGTGGCGGTAATGAAATATCATCCATATGGTTGAAGTTTCTTCCGATTTTGCCACCGAATGAATTTAAGATGTTCATCGATAATCTACTCATCGTTAACACACGGCCTTGTAATGTTCCATCTTGTATTTGCATTTCAATACTTGGAATACGTAATCGTGTAGTGTAGTTAATTCCAACGGCTACGCTTTGTGCTTTACCATCGATATTGATAATTGCCGTAGGTGGTACTTCCTTAATTGGCCGTTCCCTACCATTTACAACGATTTGCACATCCTCACCAATCAAATGAGGTACTGTGATAGTGCTGATATTCTCTGTGCTAGTTTGTCGAACGTAACAATCCATGTACACATTGTTATTATCAGCGTTATACATTGGCTCAAATCGTTCTATGCACATCACTGTACCGCTTTTAAAATCACGCTCAACGATTACATACAAACTGTCTTGTTCGCCCTCAGCTACACTCTCAGCATATTTGTATTTGCCTTTTGTAGTGAAGTGCGACCATGCATACACCTTTTGCTCAGGAATGTAAGTTAGACAATCAATGTTGCCATCATCTGTTACGTAGTAAACAATACTATCTGGATCTTGTGCATAAGCACTTGTAATGAAGTTACGATACTTTGTCAGATGCTTAACAAATAGAGTTAGGTCTGCCCCTGTGTAGTTATCACTTTCATATGAATATCCTAAATCACGCACTACACACCCTCTAGCTTGTACATACACACATCTATTCCCTATGTATTGTGGCTCACATTCAGATGCACCACGTTGGGTTTGTGTACGTAGATTGCAGTTTGTAGGTGTGATAGTTTTTGAACCATCGATAATCCATTCGTTACCACTTGTCAAAATCAATAAGTCATTAGCAGGTATCAAGTGTCTAATGTCATACATTTTGCGATTAATTACTGGTAGTGTGATTGCACTATCATCTGTAATCGTACCGCCTACCTTTTCTACACCAAAGTTTGAATAATCGCCTGTGCGACTAAACCATATGTAGTTAGGATATTGAAAGCTAGATGCTAGGATAAACCTATCTTGGTAAAACGTGCATACACGAGGATAACCAAGGCCTTTTCCCCATTGTCCAAATCTGAATTTAGAGGTGGCTTCGTTATCTACAACGCTATTCAATATATTTACTTTAACGTGCTTACTATCAACAAATTCTTTAATTTCAACTACGCCATAATTAGAATGTGGCAAGAATGATAAGTCTACATTAACGCTACCGCCTTTTAAATCAGATACAACTTTCAATTTAGCACTAGGTGTAACCTTGCCTGTGTCGGTTACGTTGTAGTCATTGTTGGATGTATATACCCTGTAATCTTTCCATGTAGTGCCGTTGTCATTGCTGATTTGGATTTTAACAGTGCCATTCCAAGTGCCATGTGATGTGAATTTCCACGATAAATCCTCATCACTACTGAATTGTTCTACATCATAATTGATGTTGTTGTATTTATTTTCAGCCATAAGAATACGTTCATCATCACCATCATAACTGCCTTTTATCACTTTTCCTGTTTCACTTGTTATAATCGCTTTTACATAATGTTCAATCTGCATTACAGAATGAACCATATCAGCGTTGAATATATCTTTTGTGGCGGTTAATGTATCGCCATTTAAGATTACAGTACTTTCTTTGTCTATGTTGACTTCGCCGTATGGTTGCTCAGATAGTTTGTATGTGTCAAATCGCCAGTCTGTATCAGAATACCTAGATAGCGTTTTAACTGGATATTTACCACTACAAATGAACATTACATCACCACTTTGGATGCAGTTCAATTTATCGACTACATCGCTTTCAAATGGTGTTTCTAGTTCGATACCTGTATAAATACCATTCCGCCACACTCGGATATACTGCTCACCGATTTCAAGTAGGAATGATTTATTCTTTTCGGCCGTAAATTCAAATAGCCGTGTAGACTTATCCTTATTTTTGACTTGTCCTATATACTCTGAACCTTGCCGTCTAGCTACTGCGCCATAAGGTCTGATGACTGCATTTTCTGCTAATAGCAACGCACTTTTAAACTGATCTAAGTCAAACCGCCTAGATACATCAGGCGAAATCTCACCTGTTGTAAATGCAAGTTGTGATATATACATTGGTTTCATGATTACCAACTCCTTGCTTTTACATAGTTAGAAATATATGGCATATCTTGCCTACGTTCTTTAGCACTCAAGCTCTTGGCCTCTTGCGTTGCTGCTTGGTAGAGTTTATAGCATTGGTCGAACAAACCACTATTACCAGTTAATGGCATGGCTAGTTCTGACCCCATTTTAGATTTCAAGGCCTGTACGAATACAGGACTGAATACATCTATATCTTGCACATCGTACACGTAATCAATGTACGCAAGCGGTACATCACTCACGATATACTTTGTGTTATCGTCAAAGGTAAATACATCATATTCTTTTTGCCTATCCGTTCTAAATCGTTCCCCTTTAGGAATAACCCCTAAGATACGGATGCATTTTTCCGGATACGCATAAACAAATTCATAGCCAGCTAACTTATGTTCAGATAATACGCACTCTTCACGCTTTCGCGCAAAATTCCATTCATATTGTGAAAGTAGCATCTTGCGTGTAGCATCGTAGTGCAATCTGCATTGTCTAGCCGTTTCTGTTTCTTCATCAAGGCAGTATATCCTACCGCCATTGATTAATGACAAAGCCATGTTGCAAATATCAGTAGGTGTCATATTGCCCCCTTTGTAGTAAAAAAGAGGGATGCATACGCACCCCTCATTCTGTTATTCTGCAGTTTCTTCCGATTTCTTGCCACGTTTCTTTGGCTTATCTTCTACAGTTTCATCTGTAGTATCGGTTTCATCTGTACCTACAGCTTCAAACAAAGTATCGAAATAATCTTTGTCATATTCTGCAACTTCTTCTTTTGTGAATGTTACTGTTTCACCCTCATTAAGTAAGCCTAATGTGTTGTGATACAGTTTTTTCTTAACAATATATTCCATGTGTACCCCCTATACTAAACGTACATCTGGTGTTAAGAATGCAGTGATTGTACCTGCAGTCATGTTGTTAGCATTGAGTTTTAAGTATTTCTTAGCACCACTTGCCAAACGTACCGCAACTTTAGTTCCTGCTTTCGCATTAGCTGGTAATGTAATACCATGCAACAATACCGCATTGGCGATATTTTCAGTATTAGATGTGTACAAGTTAAATAATGGTGTGCCTGTTACATCTTTATCAAGTCGAATGACAAGCCACAAAGATTTCTCAGCATCACCGCCGTTACCATTCATAACAACATCGGAGTTGACATTTGCAGTTACTGCTTGTTTGTAAAAGAATGTATTTTGTTTATCGATATACATGTAGTTACCCCCTATTATTATACGTGTGCTTCAGTAGACAATAACGCATCAGTTTTGCGTACTGGAATACCATTTGCACGAATTACTGTATGACCCATTTCTTGATCTTCGGAAATAGTGTATTTGTGAGCTTCGTTCTTTTGCATACGTAAGAATGTACGTACAGTAGGGTTCATATACCATACTGCACGGCCCATACCCATGTTAGGGATAAGTTCTTCCGCTTTAATCATCAAGTTGATTAAGTCAGCACCAGTCTTAGCATCTTTAGTTAATGCAGTAACATCGATATTTGCGATACGTACTACATATCTCCAATCACGTACAGTTAAGCCTGTATCGAGTTTGTAGTGCGTACGATAACCTTGGTATTGACCGCCGTCCGCATCTGTCAATGTTTGTTCACCTAAATCTTCATGAGTAATACCACCAGTAGAACCTTTAGGATAGATACCATGAACAGTGTTTTTGCCCCATACTACAAGATAGATGGATGTAAGGTTGGATGTACCGCCTGCATCGATAATGTTTTTACCGCTATCTGCGGACTTATCATTATAACGCGCTGCCAAGCCTACAAATTTTTCTGGGGAATTTTCATCACCATAGAATAATGTAGAGGCCCATTCTTGGTTCATTGCTTCAAGGAAAGCATAATCTTCGGAAAGGCGGAATGCAGCGGAATTGCCGTTCAAATCTGCCAAGGATTTATCAATTTCAGCATATGCTTCCAACATACCACAAGTATCAGTTACTTGTTTGGTTTTGGATTTGCTTGGTTTAACACCATAGTTAAGCATGCGCCATGTAGCTTCTGGTAAGCCAGTACGTACAGTCGTTTTATGACCTGTAGGCAAGTTGCCCTCAACCATTGTCATATCTTGTACGATTTCATTTGTTTGGTTCATCATTTCGATGATTTGTGCAATTGCGTTGTTAGGATCTAATCGAGATTGCACATCTAAAAGTGTTGGGTTCATAATTCCAATTGTAGCCATTTATTACTCCTCTTATTAATCACTACTTCATAGATGGATAAAGCATTTTTGCACGTTCCTCTTCGGAAATGTATGTGCTACCGCCTTGTCCGTTCCCTGCGTTGTTATCTTCGCTTGCCATTCCAGCAATATGTGCGAATAGTTGAATTACTTCTACACGATTACCCAAGCCATTTTCAGCTAGGATTTCACGGATATTAGGAATAGTCTTTTCTACTGCTTCAACACCTGCGGCCGCTTGGCTAACAGTAGCATCGAATTTGTTCCCTAATACCTCACGAGCGTTATCTGCATACCCTTTGTATTGTGCATTGAGCGCTTCTTGCTTTTGGTTTTCGTAAGCCGTTACAAGATTGGTAGCATATTGATTGCCAAACTTAGCCATCTGTAATGCTTGCTCTTGCGTTGCACCTACACCATTAAGCATTTTTGAAAACTCATCTGCTATGGTTTGGTCGACTTCGCCACCCTCAAATGCAGTTGAGAAATCATATACAGTAGGTTCTGCAGGTTGGTCGGTGTTAGTATCACCGCCACCGCCTAAAATCGTACTTTGTTGGTCTTGTGTGTTCGTGTCCTGTGGTGTTCCACCATTTGCACTATCCGTGTTATTGTTTGTGCCTTGTTCTAAATTTTCATCCATGGTTATTCACCTTTCTCTAATTCACTTTGTTCTAAAGTCTTGAAATACTTCTGCATCTGAATATTTTCTATTTGTGCTAGGTGGTATTTCTTAACACCCTCTACACCATCGCCAATCTTCCCTAAATCGTTTTGTAACAAAATAGCAACAGCCCTCATTCCCTCATTGAAGAATGTTGTGCTGTTGCCTGTGAATGATTGGCTATTCAGTTTTGCTCTGTCAAGAATGCGATAAAAAAACCACCTACCGAGTTCATCACTCAGTACGTGGTTTAGCGCTTCAATATCACGCTCTCGCATATAATCTCTTTTTTGTTTCATCTAGTACCCCATTCCCATTAACTGTTGCATTACAGGGTTTCCATCATTTGCTGCATCGGTTGCTTGTTTGGCCGCACTAGCCATTTGAGGTGCTAATTGTGCTGCTTGCATCATTTGTGCTTGTTCCTCTTGTTCTGCTTGCGCCTGTTGTTGCTCTTCTAACTTAGCATCGTATTCTTCGCTAGATACAATTACTT